CAGGGATTAGAATATATTAAGAACATGATAGTATTGAGGCAAAACTGTGTATAGCTCACTAAATATTTACAACCAGCCTGTAACAGTAGCTCCTACAACAGTAGCAAGTCCAAATGCAGCCTATCAAAGGATGGCTAATTTCTGGGATCTGATAGCAGACTTAAAAGAAGGAACATATAAAATCAGGAGTGAGCATAGAAAATATTTACCGCAAGAACCCAGAGAAACAGATGACTCATATGACACAAGACTTGCTAGATCCACTGTTGTTCCATATTTGCAACGAATCGAGAAAATGTTAAGCGGCATGCTGGTGAGGAAGCCAATTCGCTTGGACGATGTTTCAGACCTAGTTAGAGAGCAGTTATTTGATGTTGACCTTGAGGGTAATGACCTAAATATATTTTTATACAATGTTGCAAGAGTAGCAATTTCTTTTGGTCATGTTGGTGTATTGGTAGATGCACCGAAGGATGGCGAGAAGACTAGACCATACTGGGTAACTTATAGTCCAAAGGATATTCTAGGATTCAGAAGCGACATCATAGATGGGGCAAGGCAACTCACACAAGTTAGGTTATTAGAACAGGTTGTTGAGCCAGATGGAAAGTATGGTGACAAGGTAATTAAACAGATCAGGGTTTTGGAAAGAGGCAGATATGAGATTCACAGGAAGGATAAAAAAGGAGAATATAAATTACATGATGAAGGTGAAATGAGCCTTAAGGACAAGATCCCATTCTCGATTGCTTATTCCAATAGGGTTGGTTTTTATGAAAGCCGTTCTCCTTTGTATGACATTGCAGAACTAAACCTTAAGCATTACCAGATCCAGAGTGACTTGGACAATATTTTGCACATCAGTTCTGTTCCTTTGCTCGCAGTGTTTGGCTATCCAAATGCAGATGAGATAACAAGTGGCCCTAATGAAGCATTATCACTGCCACCTGAGTCAAGGATGGAATATATCAGCCCTTCTGGTGATAGTTATGACAGCCAGTTTACTAGGCTAAAAGATATTGCAGAACAGATCAATACTTTGTCATTAGCTGCGGTATTAGGACAGAAGCTGGTAGGAGAAACAGCAGAGGCCAAAAGGATTGATAGGTCACAGAATGACAGCACCATGATGGTTATTGCCCAGCAGATGCAAGACTTAATTGATAACTGCCTTAAATTTCATAGTGAATATCTTAATGAACCTAATGCTGGAAGTAGTTTTGTTAATAGAGATTTTGTTTCTGCGAGATTAGCACCACAGGAGATAACCAGTTTGCTTACATTGTTCACTGCTGGAACTATTAGTCAGGAGACTTTATTGAATCAGTTAAGTACTGGTGAGGTGCTTGGTGATGATTTCGATGTTGAAGAAGAGATAGAAAGTACACAGCAGGGAGGATTGACAGAAGTAGAGCCACCAGAAGAACCCGATGAGGAACCAGAGGAGGAGGAAGAGGGAGAAGAATGATAAATGAGTATTCCAGAGGTATTTTTTAGGGAGACTATTGATTTAAATAGGTACAGTAATGCTGTCTCTAAGGATTTTGTACAAACATACAATGATGTAATCCTAACGGCTGCAAAGAAACTCAAGCAAATAGATATAAGACAAGCCGAAGCTGGGGCAGGGGTTGTTATCGCACCACAGACTAGGAAAAGACTGAGGGCAATAATTCAGCAATCAAAGATAAGTTTAGATATGTGGCAAAGGGAAACTTCAAAGAAGATGATAAAAGAGATTGAAGGTGTAGCAAAAGTACAGGCTGGATTTATAGAGAACGAATTAAAGAAAGTAGTTAAATCAGGTAGTGTTCCAATAAATTCTGTAGCTATTAGTGAAAAATATGCAAAATCTTTTGTGACAACAGATCCTACAAGGACAAATATATTTACCAGCAAGGAATTTACAGAAGATGACTTTGCAAAGTTTGGTTCTGGGAAGTTTGAACTTACCGCAAGACAAGGGGCAATGCAGACTTTACCAAATGGACAGACAGTCGAGAAAGCTTTTAGAGGAATAGCAGAAAATCAGAAAGACGCTTTGACAAGGCATATAAGGCAAGGGGTGTTCAGTGGAGAGTCAACACAGCAGATAGCAAGACGAATGATAGGAAGATTAGATTTTAGTCAGAAAGGTAGTGTCAGACAGATAGCTCAAGCTGGTGGTGAATTAACAAAACTGGCAAATCATCAAATACAAACTATTGTCAGGACTTCTGTTAACCAAGTCCAGAACCAAGCATCACAGGCTGTCTATGCAGCTAACAGTAAGGTTGCCCCTAAATATGAATATGTCGCAACTCTTGATTCACGAACAAGTCCAATTTGTAAAAGGTTAGATGGTAGGAAGTTTGCATATAACAAAGGCCCAACACCACCACAGCATTTCAACTGTCGATCTACTACTGTTCCTGTCGTTGATTATGAAGGACTAAAGAAAAGGGAAGGATTCCAAGACCTTAAAGCTCCACCCAAAGGCAAAGTTGTGACAAGACCTACAGGAGAAGGAACTGGTAGAGTACCACAAGACACTCAATACGGTGACTGGCTTTTAGGGCAAGATAAGAAACTAAAGGTCAAGACTTTGGGCAATGAGCAGAAGGTTAGATATTTTGAACGCTTGGCAAAGAAAGAAGGGTCAGGACAAAAGGCTATAAGAAAGATGATTAGAGAAGATGGCAGCGAAAGAAGTCTTGCTGATTTACAGAAGTTATATGGCAAACCAAACAATATAACTATTAGAACAAAAACACCCAAGCCTGTTACTAAACCTGTTGCATTTGAAAGAAGGTTAGTTGATTCAAACCCAGATCAATTAAGAAAAGCTGGCAAAGGTTTGATTGATGAAGTGGGTGGACTTGATGTTGATACACTTAAAAAACTTGAGGCTGAGTTTAAAGTTGCTGCAAAAGAGGCGGCAAGAGATATGGGTGCTTTAGATAAATTTGAAAAAGTTAAGAAGAATTACTTTGATTTCAGAGAAAAATTTGAAACAAGATTGACCACTTTGAGGAACAAAATGCTTGAAACGACTCTTAATGATGCACAAGTAAATAAATATATTAAAAATACAAAGATTACAACATGGAACGCTGCTCAAAAAACAGAGATTAGAGGTCAGTTAGATGAATACATAAGAATGTTTAATGGTAATGGTTTTATTGATGCTGAAAATGGAGTTCCAGCCATAACAAAAATTGGTAAAGCCAGCAGGGCATCTAATTCACACTGGAAAGGTTCATTAACTACACAGCTTAATAGACAAGGAAAGATAAGTAAATCTACAACATTCCATGAAATTACTCATTCAGTCGAAGTTATGAACCCAAAACTAAATAATTATATGAATGAATGGAAATTTAAAAGAGGATTTACTGACAATGCAAAAATAAAAGAAGTTATCAATAACAAAAAAGCTTATGCAGAGTCTGGGGCATCTGATTTAGCAGCTGGCAAGCCAATTTATAAACTTAAAGATATAACAAATATCAGATATCAACCAAGAGAAAAAGCTTTTGTTGACAAATATTTAGATCCTTATATGGGGAAAAAATATGAAGCATATGACTTTAAAAGATTTGGAATAAAAGAAAAACTCGAATCATCTGAAGTTTTAACAATGACTGTTCAACAGTTTGGGAAAGTAGAAAATATGGCAAAACTATATAGAGAACACCCAGATCTTTTTGAGTTAATTGTGGGTATGTCTAGGGCAAAGGGTCTATAGCATATCCAGTTGTATAACTTTCTAAATCTTTGATAGCTTGAAGTCTTGATCTTTCTGGCACTATTACATTTGACAACCCAACTGAGTCAACGGCTGCATTGATAACGTCTGCAATATCACAACTGTTTTTGTCAAACATATGCCCATGAACACCATATAGCCCTTCTCTTACATCATTTTCCCAAAGCTCAACAGCTTCTTTTGAACCTTCAGCTATTGCTCTTTGTTTAGAATGTTGAATCTCAATATCCCCTAGTGGGGTGGTGATAGTTATAGTAAGCATAGTTGTAGTTTAGTTATGCCATTGAAAAAAGGCAAATCACAAAAGTCTATTTCTGGCAACATTCGTTTGCTGATGAAAGAGGGCAAGACATTAAAACAAGCACAGGCAATAGCTTTATCAACTGCTAAAAAACGTAAAAAGAAGTAAGATACAATCAGCTACTTATTTTCCTATGTACGGCACACCTAAGAAAAAGAAGAAAGTAAAGAAGGGAGGTAAAAAATAATGGGTTATACATTTAAAGTCCAGACTTATGATGAGTCAAAACCAAAGGCTGTAAAAGAAACAAAACCAGCAATTAAAAAGAAATCTAAGAAGTGACTAAAAAACTAAGGCGAGTTCCAAAGGACAAGAAAACAGGTGTTCCCAAAAAATACCTATCTGGTTCTAAAAACAAGTCTGCGAAAGCTGCTGAGATTAAAAGAACATCAGAGCTTTATAAAAAAGGTGCTTATATTGACATAAAGGCTGTATCTAAATCACGCACTAAACAAGATGGCTCCAAAAAGAAAACCACTAAGCGAAAAAGTAAAAAGTAGCTTAAAGAAAAAAGCAGAAGGTACTAAGTTTAAATATGGAGAACTTGCTGCTGTTTATAGAAAAGGACAAGGTGCTTACTTGTCATCTGGGTCAAGAAATGTTCCTATGGCTGCGTGGTCTATGGGTAGAGTTAATAGTTACATGAGAGGTGATAAAGCAAGAACTGTTGATATGGCAATTTATAGAAGATATAGAAAATGAAGCTTAC